GTAAACTGCGCACCTCTCCGCTTGTAGCAGAGATAACAGGAACAATTAAACTTCCGTTCAGTTGTTTCAATCCATAACTTTTTACATTTTTACTTTTTAGATACTCATGCGATATGACAGGTTGACAGTTCTTATACCTTTCTTGAACCTCTTTAGCTACTTCATCGTGCCGAATCTTCTTCGCTTCTTCGGCCCGCTTAACAGCTTCTTCCATTTGTTTTTGTAGAGCTTGTCTATCAATGGGTGATAGCTCGTTGGTATTAATGCTTGACCACTTGTGCTGTTCACCAGTACGCCAATTACCAAAAGTTGCAAAATAATTTTCACCCAGTTGATTGATGACATACCACCCACTACGCTCATTGCCCTTGTCTGGTCTAACACCAGGCGCAGATTGAACGGGTACTCTTGTTACCTGTCCAGTTAAATCCAATGAATTGACGAACAACCCTTGGTTATTCATCTCGCGTATTAAATCGTCTGTGCTATTGCCTTGACTGGCAAATGCATAGTTTTCATCAATGACTAAGCCTTTCTCTCCATACCATTTAGTCAGTTCCATCTCTTAATGTTCTCTCCAGTTGACCAGTCTCCGCTTGTAGGTTAGACCAGTTTAAATACTCTCTGATTGCTTTTCCAAAAAGCATCTCTCTTTTTTCTCTATCCCATTGGTGCATTGGCTTATCGCCTTCTGCATCAAGAATACTTAGATAGACTTCTTTTGTTTGTTTGATTGCGTAATCTAAACCCTCGTGACTCATCTGAGCTATGTTCTTTAAACGCTCGCCCTCTTTTATGTTCTTTAAGTGATCCATGCTACACGCTCCAAACCATGCTTTGTCCTTCCCGTAAATAAAACCTTTCGCTGGCGCTCTACAATAAGCGCACAGCGAGGGTTTACTTACTGACGGATTAAAAAGGGATGTTGTCACCAACATCTTCTTTTACTACAGTCTCCGCTGGCGCTGGCGCACTCGCTTCAACCTTCTTCCCTTCTGCTGGTTGCCAATGGCTACCAAACTTAGAGTCGATCTCTGGGTAGTTGTTATCGTTGAGCTTTAACATACAGCTAACAGTCTTACCATTAAGTTCGTTAGTGTCCTTTAAAGAACCAGAAATGCCCGCTGCTTTTGCAAGGCCAGACATATCTTTCATACCAAAACCAACATACTTAGGATTGTCATGCGCAACAGTAACAGTCAAACCTGTTTGTAATCCTGTTCCCGCAATCCTAAAGTTAAGTTGCATACCCATCCAACCATTCTGTCCTGACCTGAGTTCCTCATTAGTATTGACATACTCNANATCATATCTACCTGGTTTAATGTCTGTTTGTTGTTCAACAATTTCCACATCACCAAAAAAATTACTTATATCCATTTCTTCTCCTTTTATATAGTAAGTAAATTAACCTGGATCGTAAGAATTGTAGTCGCTCAAATGCTCGACTAAATCCTCACAATCCGTTTCCATTGCAATGAGCCAGTGCAATCCGTCTAGCGGTAAAGAATTGTTCTCTGGATCAGTTTTGTTTATAAAAGTATTTAACACTTCTCTAAACTCTCCCAAGAATTTCTTGACCTCTTCAACATCACCTAACTGGCTCATTTCAACATCTCCTCTCGAATCGCCGCCCAATCGAAAGGCATTTCCTTTGGCAACCCGTATCTGTTCTTGGCTAAAAAGCCTGGGGATTGCTCAGTGAAAATTGTTCTGTCTCCAGCGATGGTTTTGGTTGTCATCCCCATCTTGCCTTTGACTTGTACAGTACCAACTTTGTAGTTAGCAAAGAAGACTGCATCACTATGCTCGATAATTAAATCAGCTGCTTTTCTGTGCAACTTAATCTCATGTCTATCGTGCGGTTCATTAGATGGATCTTCGTATCTGCGAATCTGATTATGTGCAATCTGAATCACAGTCATAGACTTTTCATCTCTCAGTCTATTAAGAACATTGAGGTATTGTCTCCACTCTTCAATAGCAGTTGTATAACCTTTGCCATAAGCAGGGCTAGAGATATCCGCCCATCCATTCTTATCGCATACATGATCCCATAGCAATGTTTCTAACCAATCTAAAGAATCGATAGCGCAAACTTTAAACTCATGGTCTTCTGTCAACAAAGAATCAAGATTACCCATGAAGTCAGCATAACTTTTGGCTACTGGAAAATGATCGCACTCAATCTTTCCGATACCATCTTCAGATTGTACGATGATGCACTTATCCATGCTTGCGGCAAAGGATGTTTTACCAATTCCACCAGGCCCATATATAACTAGGCGTGGTGGTTTGATCTTACCTTTCTTTTGTATTGCAGCTAGACTCATTCAACCACCTCGACTTTAGAGTCTTCTGACAAAGCAGAGTCTAATTGTGTAGCTAAATTGCTAGCATCTCTTTCAAGGCTTCTAAGGGATTGAGTAAGATTTAAAGCTTGTTTAAATAGATCAGACTCCCTTAAGCTTTGTATTGTGCGGTTAACACTTGTAAGCTCGTTTGCCAATGGAATTGTTTTTTCATCTAAATCAGATTCAAAAACTTCGTTAGTCGACCCATCTTCGCGTGTAATTGTAAAGATAGGTTCTTTTTTATTTTCTTCATTCATTTTTTCTCTCCTAGAGTATTTTTATATGCATCACAATGAGCCTTCGCATCACAAAACTTACAAGTTTCTTTGCTTGGGTTATATTGTGGGTTTTCTTCAAAACAAGCCTCGGCTGCTGGTTTCAAAACTTCAAATCCCCAGTTGACTAGATTAGTAGCCGTAGTGGAGCTTGATCGGATAATGCCATCTTTGTGCCAACCCCTTGGTTGAACAATGGTCATCATAACTTCTATGTCCTCGTCTTTATAACGAGAGCTGTATCTTGATAATGCACCAAGTGCATAAATTTTTAACTGTCCGTTGTCGTGCGCATCTACCGCCCACTTACCAGACTTGAGATCAACAATCTCTAAAACTTTCTCACCTATAATAATGGCATCTGCTGTACCCCAGACATCTGTAGATATCTCATCCATGAACACGCGCTCTTCAATTAACAGCGTTCCGCCCAGCGCCTCCGCACGCGCCCTGATATATTCCACATACACATTCGCGCAATCGATCATCTCTTGGTCGACCTCTATCTCAAAGTCCTCGACCATCTGTACTTTACCAAGCCAATACTCTTCTAGGCTCATGTTGTTCAGTCTGCCTTTTAAGAGCATCTCGCACATTTCGTGAACTAAAGTACCAGTAGCTGCGGGTATACCAACAGTGTAACCACCACCGAACTCTCTAATCATGCTAGGTGATGCGGGGCATTCCTTCCAGCGAGAGAAGGATGATGGACTAAGAGTTGCGTGAGCCATTAGAAATGTATGAACTTTCTTCTAGTTTCTTGATCTCTGATAGATCATATAAAACCTTTCCGCCAATCTTATAATAGTTAGGGCCTTCATCTTTGCCACGCAAATTCTCTAATGTTCTAGGGCTTTTACCCCACCTCTTAGCTAGTTCTTGCGTGTCAATAAAGACTTTATCCACAGTCGCGTTAGTGTCCGTCATTTCCTTGATTCTCCCTTTTTGTATCTGAATGTTGTTAAATTTACACTAAAGATGTAAGCTATGCAAATATATTTATAAAAAAAGGAGAAGTAATATGAGTATAGATAATGCAGCCCCAGAAGAATGGGATCAGGCAATAGATAGATTGGCTATAAATAACCAAGTTGGTGGTGATCATTACAAGGGTAATGTCATTCAACCAATTGAATATATTTATTCCAATAAGTTAACTTGGTCTATGGGTAACGTCATTAAACTTGTAACCAGAGATAAGGTGAACAAGGTTGAGGACTTACTTAAAGCCAAGCACTACATTGACCTGGAACTACAAATTGTTCATGGAGTTGACGGAGAGGGTAACAACATAGGCAAATTTACCAAGGAGGTAAAAGTCTAGGAGTAAAACAATGAACTTGTTTGATTTTGATGACCCAGTTCTAAATGAAAGGAACAACAATACGCCTGTTTATGTAAACAGATACATTGCGCGTTCTTTGATAGATGTGGCTGGGTTAGAAAATAAAGATCCTCAAGCATTAGCGGAGTATTTCCTGCAATTAGGAATTAACTCCGTTAAGCATTATAAGGATCAAGAAGTTACATTTGATATTGAAAATATCTAGCTAAGATCTTTCAATATATCTTTGATGTTTTTAACAGCATCATTGTTCTTCATGTGTTCATCCACAATGGTTAGTTGAGCCTGTTCTAAGGGTTGAGAAAAGATCACATTTCTGTGTGGTAAAGAAACAAACGCAAACACATCTATCTCACCTTTCTTATACTTTCTGTGTTCTAGTCGTTGGCCCTTCCGCATATCAAACCGCCAGTTTCCCCTAGCCTTTTCTATTTTGGATTGTGTTTTAACCTGGCACTTATACAGCTTTAGGTTATGTTCAAAGATGATGTCTGCGGATGCGTTGTGTGGAACGATGCTTACTGTATCAGAGACTTGAGACAAGATTGCTGCTGCGAGGTATTCACCAAAACGACCTACTC